CGCTTACAGATGAAGCTACTGCTCGTACTCATGTGTTTGCGAACGCCAACTTTGCTTCTGGTACAGGCGGTAGCACTACTACCGGCATGTCCTCGGCAGCGTTGGGAGTTAGCACAATCAACACAACTGCTAACCTTAATCTTCGGATTATGGGGATCGTTGATGATCCTGCGAACGCCGACTTTGGCGCAAGTGGGATTGGCGTAGTAGTCCGGTTGAACAACCACTTCAATTCACCGAATGGTGCGATTGCTGGTGGCACTGTCTCAACCACAGGCGTATAAGGAGCTAGGTCATGGCGATTTCTAGATCACAACTTGCTAAAGAACTCGAGCCCGGCCTCAACGCCTTGTTCGGGATGGAATATAATCGGTATGAAGGCCAGCATTCTGAAATCTTCGACACGGAAACATCTGACCGTGCCTTCGAAGAAGAAGTTATGCTGTCAGGCTTCGGTGCTGCACCTACCAAACAGGAAGGTTCAGCTTTGGCGTTTGATGACGCACAAGAAGCTTACACTTCGCGCTACAACCACGAGACGGTAGCTCTCGGCTTCTCCATCACGGAAGAAGCTGTGGAAGACAATCTGTATGATCGTCTGTCCTCGCGCTACACCCGTGGTTTGGCTCGTGCTATGGCACATACCAAACAGGTGAAAGCTGCCTCAATTCTCAACAATGCTTTCAACTCGTCTTTCAAAGGCGGTGACGGCAAAGAGCTTTGTGCAACTGATCACCCACTAACCAATGGCAGCACGTTTGCAAACGAGCCCAGCACTGCCGCTGATCTGAACGAGACATCTCTTGAAGATGCTCTGATCAGCATTGCTGGTTTTGTTGACGAGCGTGGCCTTATCATCGCGCTGAAAGGCTCGAAACTGATCATTCCGCGTCAGCTACAGTTTGTTGCTGAACGTCTGATGGTTTCTAACCTCCGCGTTGGTACTGCCGACAACGATGTAAACGCTATCCGTAGCATGGGTCTGTTGCCCGAAGGTTATGTAGTCAACGACTACCTGACCGATACTGATGCGTTCTTCATCAAAACCGATGCTCCGAACGGTTTCAAACACTTCGAGCGTCTGTCTCTGACCACTGCGATGGAGCCAGATTTCGACACAGGTAACATGCGTTACAAAGCTCGTGAGCGTTATAGCTTCGGCTTCAGTGACCCACGTTGTGTGTTCGGTTCACCGGGTGCGTAAGTAAACGGTTGTTGGAAACGGAGAGGGCGGGAATAATCCCGCCCTTTCTTTTTGCCTAAATTTACGTTACTGTTTTTGTATTCCTGACGATCACATGGTGTGATCGACGTAGCCCTGACAGGAGATTGATATGGGTAAAACAACTTTTTCAGGTCCAGTGATTTCTAACAACGGAATCATTCAAGCTGGCTCCGGTTCTGTGATTAACATCACAGCCGAAACTACTCTCACATTTGACACACACGCGGGTCGTGTCATCGAAGTCAATGACGCAGATGGTGCAGTTACACTGCCTAGTATTAAGACAGCAGAGATCGGTGCAACGTACCGTTTCTTCGTCGGCACAGATGCAACTGATCTCGACATCAAAACAGATGGCACAGATAAGTTTGTTGGTTCTGTGGCGGTGGCTGTTACCAATGGCACAGTGAAGTTTTTCATTCCTGCCTCAACTAACGATGTGATTTCAATGAACGGTAGCACCACTGGTGGCGATGCAAACTCGTATGTTGAAGTTACTGCACTCGCTACGGCTGAGTATTTAGTTCAGGGCATTTTGATTGGTTCAGGAACTGTAGCTACTCCTTTCGCTGATTCGTAAGATAGGAGACTGTAATGGCTGGTTCTGATGTAAAAACCACTCGCGTTACAGCAACAGGGGCAGCGTCCATTGGACGTTGTCGCCTGATGCAAGTTCTCGTTACCAGTGCTGGTTCTGGAACACCCGAGTTGAAGCTGACAGATGGCACAGACTCTGGTGAAACAAAGCTACACGTTGATCTTCAAACAGGTGAGACAGACACCATTTCTGTCCCTGCACAAGGGATCCTGTTTGAGACAGACATAAATGTGCATACGGTAGACGATATTACGTCTGTCGTATTCTTTACTGTCTAGAAACTGTCATGGCGAGAAAGCCGACAAAGATGCCGAAACGCAACAAGCGTAATTTCCGTCCCACTAAAAGTGGGGCGGGAATGACGAAGAAAGGCGTGGCTGCATACCGTCGAATGAACCCAGGTAGCAAGTTAAAGACTGCTGTTACCGGCAAGGTTAAAAAGGGTAGCAAAGCGGCGAAGAGACGTAAGTCGTTTTGTGCACGTTCTGCGGGACAAATGAAGAAGTTCCCCAAAGCGGCAAAGAATCCTAACAGCAGATTGCGTCAGGCAAGAAGACGGTGGAAGTGCTGAAATGAAAATTCAGGAAGCAATAGCCCGGATAGAAAAGCACGAAGCAGAGTGCTCTCTTAGATACGAAGAGATACAACGTCGGCTAGAAGACGGTAAACAAAAGATGGATAAGTTGGATGCCAACATCTCAGCAAATTTTAAATATTTGGTGGGTATTATTATAGCGACAGCTTTGTTACCGTTTGTAGAAAGATTATTCTGATGGCGATATCTAGGTCGAGTATTCCTAAACAGATTACAAAACCGCCTCAGAAAAAGAGACGAAACGCGAAACGTAAGCGTAGAGTAAGGAAGGTTTAGCATGTCAAAAAAGGACGCTTGTTATTACAAAGTCAAAGCCAGGTACAAAGTGTTCCCGAGCGCGTATGCCTCGGGCAGTATTGCAAAATGCCGGAAAGTCGGAGCAGCGAATTGGGGAAATAAAAGCAAGAGTAAAGCGGTTAGAAAAGCAGATGGAGGAATGGTGCGCGGAGCTTCAAAGTTCAAAGACGGACAGAAGTACCGGTATAAAACCACCAAAATCTACTGATGCCAGCCGTAAGAAAAACTAAAAAAGGATTAGCCCTCAAACGTTGGTTCAAAGAGGATTGGAAAGACGTTCGCACTGGAAAAAAGTGTGGGCGTAGAAAAGGTGAGAAGAGAGGCACACCGTATTGTCGCCCGTCAAAACGAGTCTCTTCCAAGACACCTAAGACCACCAAAGAAATGACAGCCGCTGAAAAGCGCAGTAGGATAAGACAGAAAAAAAGGTTGGGACAACCAGCCGGTAAACCTCGTAGAGTCAAAGCAGTCAGAAGGAGAAAGACGCGATGATGAAGAAACGAAAAGGCATGAAAAAAGGCGGCATGATGAAGTCCAAGGGCTATCGTCGTGGCGGTGCCGTAAAGATGAAAGCAAAAGGCATGAGACGCGGTGGTGCTGTTGGTATGAAGTCCAAGGGCATGAAAAAAGGCGGTGCTGTCAAAGGTAAAACAATGACGGTTGCACAAATTCGCGCTGCGGCTAAGAAAAAAGGTTACAAGCTCGTAAAAGCCTAATGCCGTATCTTCAAAGCAACATCCCACACTTCAAGTGTTGGGTGCGCCGTGAATATACACACAATCATGAAAAGTATCATGGAGAGTTTCTTCATGCTATGGCGATAGCCGTGACTACGATGCCTTGTCGTAGTCTTAGTTTTCAGGTCATATTTACAGGCATAAACCCGGAGGGTTCTGAGGAGGAGAACGTCTACGGGGGCGCGATGTGGGCAAGAATGCCTATAACCGCTCTTGTTGCAGATGAGCCACTCGAGCAGTGGCCTGAACCCATGGCAGTGCACGACGCACAACCATGGGACTGCTCTTCTCACAATCATTCTGTTTACGTTTTAGACAGAGCCACACCATGTCCCTGGTTGGCAAAGATAGATGGAGAAATGTATCCCGCAAAGTATTTGTTTACTGTTGATTACGCAGAAAACGAAATCGCAGATGACCCTGCACAGCACAAACAAAGTCATGTCATGCATCTGTTAGATGCGGGTGAGTGGACAGGAAATGTCGTGGCATTGCCAAATAATCGTGTTAGAGTGACACATCCAGCTTGGTTTGAGACAGGGCAGGGTGCTCCAGATTTCAAACCGTCTGCACACATTCACTATTCAAAAAGTGATCTTGATTATACCTTAGATGTGAACAGGGTTTTTGATAATCTGTATAATGAGGAAGACTGATGGCAACTTCAAACTCACGAGACTTCGATCTTGATGTAGCAGAGCTCGTAGAAGAAGCGTATGAACGCTGTGGTCTTCAAGTAAAGACAGGATACGATGCAAAAACTGCCCGTAGATCTTTGAACCTTATGTTTGCAGATTGGGCAAATCGCGGCATCAATCTTTGGACTGTACAGCTTGGCACCCAAACACTGACCGCAGGAACCACAGAGTACACACTCACAGCAGACGTTGTAGATTTGTTGGAGGTTGTAGTTCGCCGGGATAACACAGACTTTCAAGTCCAACGTATCTCAAGGTCAGACTATCAAAATTTGCCTAACAAGACCACTTCTGGACGGCCATCGTCTATCTTTGTAGACAAACAGATTATACCAAAGATTAATCTTTGGCCGGCTCCAGAAAACAGCACGGATGTTTTGAGGTACTATTTTATTCAACGCATTCAAGATGCTGATGCAGCAGTCAACAATATGGACGCTCCTTTTAGGTTCTTGCCCTGTATGGCCGCTGGTCTTGCTTATTATCTATCAGTCAAAAAAGCACCAGATCGTGTTCAACTTCTAAAATCAATCTATGAAGAAGAGTTCCAACGCGCTTCTGATATGGATCAGGATCGTGTGCCAACTCGTCTGACACCCAGCTTGGATTACTTGAGAGTTAACTAATGACTCGTTTTGCGACAGGATCAAAGGCTTACGGCATATCGGATCGATCAGGATTCCGATACCGTTTGCGTGAGATGCGAAGGGAGTGGAACGGTGCTTTGGTTGGGCCCGATGAGTATGAGGGCAAACATCCCCAGCTTACGCCACCTAGAAATGTTTTTGACTCTGAAGCTATTCGTAACCCAAGACCAGATTCTCAGATAGATACATATTTTGGATTTAAACCAGTGGGTGGTCTTAATCTTCAAGCTACCGGGGCGGTTGGCAAAGTAACGGTGACAACGTCATGAGTTTTACATTCGCAGAATTAAAAACAGCAATCCAAGATTACTCAGAAAACACTGAAACAACGTTTGTGAATAATCTGTCTATTTTTATTGAAAATGCTGAACAGCGTATCTTTGAGTCTGTGCAGTTGGAGTTTTTTCGAAGAAACGTTACAGCGAACCTGACCGCTAGCAATCAATACCTAGCAATGCCGGATGACTATCTGGCTTCATATTCTTTGTCTGTTACATCCTCCGGTGCTAAAAGTTTTTTGTTGATGAAGGATGTAAACTTCATTGAAGATTACAATCCGAATAGTTCGACAACGGGATTGCCAAAGTATTACGCTGCATTTACGTCGGACAACTTTATCTTAGCCCCTACACCTGATTCTGGGTATCAGGTGGAGCTTCACTACTTTTATCGGCCCACAAGCCTGACTGCCGGTGCTGATTCAGGTACTACTTGGCTGAGTACAAACGCACCATTTGCAATGTTATATGGCGCGTTGATTGAAGCGTACACTTTTATGAAAGGTGAGGCTGACATCATCCAAAACTACGATCAAAAATTCATGCAAGCGATAGCTCGTTTGAAAGATCTTGGTGAAGCCAAACAAACTGGTGATGCATATTACAACGGGTTATTGGTGAGGCCAAAGAGCTAAATGTTTGAGACAAGTTTGAACTTACCCAAAGAACCGATTGTAAGTGTGGGAACAACACAAAATCGTGGGTGGACAGTAGAAGAAGTAGCAGACAGATGCCTACAAAGAATTATTGCTGTTTCGGACAAGGCACCGCCTGAAATACGGGATCAAGCAGTGGCTTTTAAGGAAGCAATACGCCCGTTGTTAATATTCTATATGAAAGAAGTCGTTAACAGCGATAGAACAACTGTGTATAATCTTATTCGTGACGCAGGACATCCTGACGTAGCGGAGTTTATTAGGAGGCTATAATGGCTATCACACAAGCAATGTGCACCTCTTTCAAAGTTGAGATTTTGAAGGCTGTACATAATTTTACTGCAAGTAGTGGCAACACGTTCAACTTAGCTTTGTACACAAGTTCCGCAAGCCTGGATGCGGCTACCACTGCCTATACGACATCGAACGAAGTTTCTGGTACAGGTTACACCGCAAAAGGCGGGGCTCTTACTTCTGTAACGCCAGTTGCTTCTGGTACAACTGCACTTTGTGATTTTAGCGATTTGACGTTCTCGTCTTCTACAATCACAGCGAGGGGAGCGTTGATATTCAACGACAGCGCATCTGGGGATCCGGCTGTTGCTGTTCTTGATTTTGGTGCAGACAAGTCCTCAACAGCGGGTGACTTTACAATTCAGTTCCCCACAGCGGATGCTTCTAACGCGATTATCCGAATCGCATAGGAGGTCAGCATGGCTGTCGCTGTTGTCAAAGACCGAGTCAAAGAAACTACTACTACAACTGGCACAGGCACTCTAACTCTTGGTGGAGCCGAAACAGGCTTTCAGTCTTTTTCTGTTATTGGAGACGGGAACACCACCTATTATTGCATAACAGACGACACAGATTTTGAAGTTGGGATTGGTGTATACACCGCCTCTGGCACCACCTTGACTCGAGCAACCATACTAGAAAGTTCAAACTCTGGCTCTGCTGTTAACTGGGGTGCGGGATCAAAAACTGTCTTTTGTACTAACGCTGCCGAGCGCATGGCAATCAAAGACACGGACGATGCACTTAACTTAGCCAACGGCAAGCTGACGAATGTTGAGCTATCTTCGTTCCAAGAAAGCATTACAGCTAACACTTCTGCTACTGGATCCATTGCAGTCAGTAATGAAATCAACAACATTGATTTAACGCTAACAGGTAACACCACACTCACGCTCCCGAATACGGATGATATGTCTTCAGGTAGCGTTCGAGCCTTGACTATTATCGTTCGACAGGATGGAACAGGAAGCCGAACATTTACTTTGGCAGCACCTTCTGGTTTTGCCATTAAATATAATAATTCTTCGTCACAACCCGCTGTAAATGCTACAGCTAATAAGCGTACAATTTACACAGCGTTGTTGATCAAAGGCGATACGGACATTTATGTTAGTTTGTCGTTTTACGAGGCATAGTCATGACAATTAGATACGATGAAATTTATGTTACTGTGCAACGAGGCCATGCTGCTTCGAACGACATGATCGGTTGGTTGACTTCAAACAACATAGCTGTATCGGTGTTAACATATTCTCCAGAAGATATAGACGACGCGCTATATCCGCTTTCAACGTGGTTTGAAGACGACAATCAAAACAAGATTGTTTTTGGAAGTGCTCCTGTTCTTGTATTTGATCAAGTTCTTTGGGAAGCTGAAGATGGCTCTGATGCATACCGAAAAAGAAAATACGCAACCCAAACCTCAGATCTTCCTGAAGACTTTGTAAAACTTGCTGAAAAGGTGAGTTAAATGCCTTCGGTTGGAACCGCCACTAGGTACGATCCTCTGTACCCAGGGGACTCTCAAACCTTTAATTCTAGCGGAACATTCAACCTTCCTCCCGGAATACATATCGTCAACGTTCAGCTAACTGGTGCCACCGGTAATTCAGGTGCGGCTGGTAACGATGGCGCGGCTGGAAATGACGGTAACCCTGGCACAGCTGGAACGGGTGGTGCGGCTGGAAATGCAGGTGGTGCGGGTAACTCTGGTAACGATGGTAATCCTGGTACTAACGGAGCGGCTGGAAATGCAGGAGCGGCTGGAAACGGCAATGCTGGCAATGCTGGTAATCCCGGAAACACAGGAACGGGCGGAGGCGGCGGAGGCGGCGGAGGCGCGGGAACGGCTGGTATTAAAGGACTACCGGGAGCGGCTGGTAATCCTGGTAGTCCTGGTAACGCTGCCCCTAGCGGTGGCAATGGTGGTGCTGGTGGAAATGGCGGTAATGGAGCTCAACTAGGTCAGCCGGGTGACACTGGCAATCCTGGTTCCGCTGGTAACGCTGGCAGTAATGGTAATGTCGGATCAAACGGTAACTCTGGTAA